GACATTCCAAACAGCCTCAGCCTCTTCCTCAGAATTGGCTCGCACATAATACGACTCACCGCTAACGATGAAGTATGTTCCCATTTTCTTTTCCATATCCTAAGTATGACAGCAACCACTGACATTTGCAAGCTCCAGAGGGGTATTTTGGTGTATCGTAACCTATTTGTTACATGTTGAGATCGAGGGCGCCCCCCACGAGGAAACCCCCTATGTTTACCAGCAATCTATCCAGACGCTTCACATAGGGGGCTTGAGCAGTTTACTTAGACATACTCAGGTCATTTTCCATTAGAGGAGTTCCATTACCGTGTTATAGGTGGAGGCATTGACTTCCTCTTGGTTGGTCATATTGAGAACCTTGAGGTTCTTCTTCAGCAAGTCCAACTTAGTCGTGTAGTCACGACCATAGTAGGTGCGGTCATTAGGGTTAGAGGGTGCGTCAGGCTTCTGTGGGAATCCAAGAGCGTCACCGTCTACCTCAATCTGAACGGAGTTGCCACGATACCCTGTGGACACACGAATAGGCGAGCCGTATTCAGTTCCAATAAGGTCAGACTTCTTGACAGCCTGAATAGTCAGTTGGACAATCTTCTCGTTGTAAGCCTTGAGTTCAGCACGATACTTTTCAGTAAGGGCAGGGTAGTTAGCAACATCTTCCTCAATCTTAGCAATAGTAGCCTCGACATCAGCAATAAGAGTTGCGGTGGGAATCTTCACAGAGAGTGAGCGAGCCATTAGAGTTTCCTTTTCTTTAGTGGTTTGTTTGGGTGGGCAGTTTACGGTGATGCCCAGCACAATTAGTCAGACTACTTTACGGTAGTCCAACGGTCTGAACCGTTTACCTCAAGCAGTACACGGCTAGTGCCGTTTGCGTTCTTGATAATGTCCTTGACAATACCCGATACGCCAGACTTCTGCGTGGTGAAGGTTTCTCCGATTGTTGCGGTCATTTGCTTCCTCATTTCTGTTGGCGAGCCAGCCAACTTATTTACCAGCGGTCTTGCTGATATATCAAGTATGACAGTAACCACCGACAAACGCAAGTCCAAAACGGCTTTTCGGGGCTATTGTTATCATTTCGTAACCTAATTTTTTGGGGCAGGGGGGGGCGCCGCCCTCCGCTACTTTTTAGTAGCAGAAAACAGAATGTCATTGCGTTGGAAGATACATTGCCCACAGGTAACACAGGCACTACCCTTTTCGCTAATCATGGGAAGTTTCTTATTATTTTCGGGGCATGGGATAGCACTCTCACCAGTAATCTCAAGAATGTCAGCCTTACCAATAGCGAATGTCTGAGCAAGGTAAGCCAACTTGATACCGTGAGTCTCTTTGAGACTGATAGCCAATTCTTTGTTAGCACTATCGGTTGAGAAGTAGAAACCAAGATTAGGAATGTCAATCAGAATCGGCACAGCAAAATCGCTTCGTGTGTATGCCCAGAATTGCACATCCTGAAAATCACAAATCACATCACGCCATGCGATAGTGTAGTCTTCGTTGAAGAAGTCACCATCCCAGTGGATACGGAATAGTTTGTCTGCACCACGACGCTCGCAATCAGAAACAAAATCGGTAATCATCTCATGGATAAGGTTATACATGGTTAGGTAGTCTGCGTCTTTGACTAATGCCCAGTTGTGTTCGAGGTTGATACGCACACCCTTGAAGACTTTTTCCAACTTACCAGCATAGCAAATTGTCTCGCATACGCTAGTAGCACCTGGACATGAGAATGCAGTTCCCGAGGGTAGTCCGAAAGTATTAGCAATACTAGCCTGCTTACCATTAGGAGTTACAGCGTTAGTTACTTTACGGTCTTTACTACGAATCAACTTTGTCATAGTCTTACTATACATTGACCCACCGACATTGAGGGTAATTTTCGCATATCTTAATGTAAAGGTTTGATAACAGATCGGCGCCCCCGAAGGGTTGTGCGTTATCGAGTCGCACCCCTCGTCACGCTACCAGGAAGCCTGATAGGTGAAACTCACGCTGTCATCACCGAATGTCTGAATCAGAACACGGTCTAACTCTTTAGCGGTATCCTCTAAGTCTGACCAATACCACTCGTCATACTCAGTTGAGCCAAAGAAGAAGCCTGACGAAGTAGGCAGAGCCACAGGTGCTTTCTCACGGTGAATGAGAACATCCTTTACCAAGTCACGCAAGTCCTCTAAGTCCTTGCGACGGACATAGATAGGCTGACACTCGTCTACACCGTTGGCGAGATTGTCCACAAACCATTGGTGGATGCAGTTCACCTTACGCCAATAGATAGCGGTAGCAGTTACAGAAACGCTGTAATTGTTCTCCTCGCTAATGAAGTTTTTGAGTCCAGCAGTCTCAAGAATAGCCAAGCCCTCTGGCACATCCTTTTTGACGATGTCGCCATTCTCCTGAATCCAATCAGAAGTACGAACGTTCTTGCGAACCTCAAGATACATATCCAAGCCCATTAGTTTATCCTTTCGTTTCTTTTTATCTTATCAGTACCCACCGACATTACTTGCAGTTGTGGAACACATAACTGCTTGCGATATCGGTAAAGCCACACTCAACACATTCGCACATCATGCCTGCACGAGTCGGGGTAATTATCATTTTCGTCATAAAGTAACTATAACAGCACCCACCGACACTGGGGGGCGCCGCCCCTCCTAGTCGTCAGCTATCTGATCAACCCTGTTCCCAAACCGATACCCTAATGTCTCAAACCAATAAGACACATTGGCTATCAGGGGGAATAGAATAATGAATGTCAGGATGCCAAGTGCAACGAATAGCACCATTATGGAATCACCTCATACCTAGGCTTAGAGTATTCGCCATTGACTTTGATAGAATCCTCAAACATTCTGAATCCTGTTTGCCAAGTGTCTGCTTCGTCTACGAATAGGTCAAGTGCTTCCAAGATATCGCTACCCTCGCTAGGGTCAAACTCTTTGGGTAGCCAGACATAAGTTGTTAGCTCAGTAGTGATTTTATAGTTAGGCATTTTACTCCTTAGAGAAACTCGAATGGGTCACGGTCTTGGAAGATATCCTCGAATGCCTGCATAGAATAGGATTGTGGATTCTCATACCAGTCTCGCAATGCCTCTAGGATTTCCATACCCTGCTCGTCATTTTCCCAATTACTCTTAGCCATTTGATACCTCCGTGTATTTGACGATAAACTCACGAACACTTGGAATGTGGTCGAAGTTTGCTTCCTTATTTAGTGCCATATCCAACAGGTCACCAGCTACTATTGCGAGAAACTCTTTTTCTGTCATATAGATAGTATGACATAGGGGTACGACAGTGTGCAAGTTTAGGAGTGGTTTTGAACACTTCGTAACTGATTTGTTATAAGGTTTGGGCGGCGCCCTCAGATCCTGGCTCCCCCTCTTGGATTCGAACCAAGAACCTACGAGTTAACAGCTCGTTGCTCTGCCGTTGAGCTAAAGGGGATTGGCGACTCTGACCAGACTTGAACTGGCGACCCCTACCGTGACAGGGTAGTGCTCTAACCAACTGAGCTACAGAGCCATTGTTTTAGTTATTGTAGGCGTAAGCCCAATCAGGCACTTCCGTCTGGACATTGACCTCAAAGTAGTCAAAGTCACAAAGACCAGCAAACTCTTTTGCCAACTCTTCAGATGCGAACACACCCTCGTAGTGATTACAGCAAGAGTTTATTACAACCCACATTTATGCATACTCCTTGATTGCTTGAGCCTTGACTGCTGAACGAGTCCTCTGACGGTTAGGTCGGTTGTCGTGAGTGGTAGCCGCATTAGAAGAACGCAGACCACGCATAGCAATAATGTATGCGGTGTTTTGAATCTTTTGAGGCTTTGCTTTCTTTTTCATAATACAAGATTAGCACAGACCACCGACATTTTCAGGCGATTTCGTAAGGTTTTCGTAACAGAATGATAACGAATCGGGGCGCCGATCCACCCCCTAGAAGGGTGGTCGGTTTAGCAATGCCTCATATTTGGATTCTTTGTATTTGGCATACAGGTACAGAATCACGACGGTATCAAACACAATAACGCCTAGCATTACAGCGAACAATGGGAACAGGCTCATTAGTGTCCCTCCTGGTGGTTGTAGCAAGCGTCAATGAAAATACTGCGAGAGAATCGTGGATTGTCTGCCTCAAACATATTGGCAAACTGTTCTACCAGTTCATAGCATTCTTCTTCATACTTGATGGGCATATCACCGATAAAGTTATCAAGAATCTCAGCGGTTGATACATAGTCTTTGCGTGTCATCATTTTAGTGTGTCCTTTTCGTTGTTGTTTGTTTAGTTTAGCAGTACCCTACGACACTACGAGCCGTAGACGGTCAGAAGTGTGCGGTAGCCATTGGCACGACCCTCGCACCACGAAGCCATTCCCTCTATACCAGCCTCACGGTACATCAGAACATCAGCCTCGTTTTGCTCGATAAGCCACTCAAGCGACTCGACTGGGATAGTAATCGTATTTTCGTTTTCCATAGTTTGCCTTTCGTTGTAATACTAGTGTAGCGTGACCCACTGACATTCAGGGGCATTTAGAGGGTGTTTCTTATAACAAATTGGTAACAGTCGGGGGCGGCGCCCCCTCCTAGCAGTAGCCCTCGACCATAGTTCCCTCTTCTGCTAATGAGTCTACATAGTCAGCAAAGCCACAGCGATATGCGATTGGGTCACACTCTTTGAGTACCGTTGATGGGTAGAACTCTGAGTAACCAATAGACACGATAGGGTAGCACTCGTCTAGTAGTGCGTCGTAGTTGGCTTTCGCTTCTTCTTCGGACAGGATTTCGAGGGTATCGTATTCGTTCATATAATGACTATAACACGAGCCACCGACAGTGATCGGCGCCCCCCCCTAGTGACCACAGCAAGGGAAGTCTTCACACTTACACATAGTCGTCACCTGCGTAGAAACCGTAGTCCTCGTCAGTGCCCCAGCCAGCAGAGGCAAGAGCATCGGCATCCATCCAGCCCTCTGAGTCAAACTCAGTACGCTCGAATGGGTTGCCACCAGCAATCTCGAAGTAGGCATCTGCCTCCTCAAGAGTCCACTCGTTGCCGAGGTCGTCTGTCCAAGCAACGATTTCGTTGTCTTCACCGAAGATAGGGTCGAAGTTCATAGGTGATTTCCTTTCGTGATGTAATACAAGATTAGCACTAGCCACCGACATTCGGGACAAAATCTCAGGCGTTTTTAATGCATATCGTAAATGGGTCGCCAACGGATCGGCGCCGCCCCTGCGAGGGTATGTCAAGCGACACGCCGATTACGGATAAAAAGCAGCCCAATACAGCAAGATAAGCCAATACGCACCAACCAACACAGCACTAGCGATTGCTAGTTGAGTCAGGAAGCGACAGATGCCACGAACTACATAGTAGGCTTTAGAGTGTTCCATTTATCGGCTCATTTCCATTAGGATAATCGGGAACCAGTACCCAGCGAAGGCAATGGCGAGAGCAATCGCTCCCCAGATGAAGGTGTGAGAATACATAGTTTTCCTTTCGTTGATTTGAGTATAGCGTGACCCACCGACACTAGTCGGCTATTGGGAAGATGTCCAGAATCGGGAAGGCAGTTTCCAATTCGTCACAGACAATAGCGTCGTGGCACTGTTGGCAGACAGCCACAAATTCCAATTCGGCAATGTCGGTGTCGTACTGAAGTACCTCAAGAGCGAGACGGTGGTCGCAGATTTCACATTCCATTTTAGTTTTCCTTTCGTTTGATTTGATTCTAACAGCACCCACCGACACTAGTCGGTTTCGTCTGCCATCAGAGCGACCTGAAGACCGAGCAACTGCTCAACCGTCATAGTCTCAATGTCCTGTACACCCTCAGCGGTGATGATTTTCATAAATCCCATTTGGACTCTCCTTTCTTCGTTACCCTCACTCTAGCAGTACCCACCGACATTCAAGGGTGCGACACGCCGATTACGTAAAAAATTTTTGGGAGTAATTTATCCACATACGTAAAGAAGTTATCCACAGGCGGGGCGCCGATTTTTTCGGCATTGTCAAACCGACACGCCATATATGTCAAAATTGGAATATCTTCGGGATCCCGAAGGGTAGTTTACCTATGAGGCAAACTCACCCTCAAGACGCATAAGGTAGAAACGCTCAGAGATGAGACAAGGCTTGCAAATAAGCCACTCGCTCTCAGCGGATACGAACACAGTCTCTACAGACTTTTCGCAAACTTCACAGATTTTCATATTTAGTTTTCCTTTCTTTGTTCACACTTTTGAGTGTGGTTAGTGTACTCCCACGGAGTCCAAATGTAGGACAATCCGCAGTATGTGCATTTGTGATATTTCATTAGTTTGCCTTTCTTGATTTGATTCTAGCACTACCCACCGACATTAGACGAGGGCGGTATCCAATTCTGCTACGACATAGTGACCAACAAGGCTAGCCTCGCAACGGTCACACACTACAGTCTCAACAGAGTTCATGAACAGCATGACGGCTACAGTAGCCTCATAGTATTCGCAGAATGTACATTCCATTTTAGTTTTCCTTTCTTTAGGGGATTTATTTGCTAGGCTCATACGGTTTCCCGTCTTATTTGCTAGGCTCACTCCCTTGTGCTTACAAAGTAAGACTATCAGTACCCACCGACATTGGAACGCAAATATGCCCTATTTTCTAGGGGTTTTACCCTATTCTTAAGTAAACATAAGTATAAAATCTATCCACAGAGTTATCCACAGGGGGCGCCGCCCCCCTCCGACATTTGTCAAATCCTGGCTAGGCGTTTCGCAAATATTCCATTGCCCTAGCGATACGGTCTAGGTCGTCTTGGAACACACCCAAGCCACGGTTACAGTTGTGGCAGATGTGTCCACGGAAAGCACCTGTACCGTGGTCGTGGTCTACTACCCACACAGAGGCGTTGCCACCTGTTCCCTTTAGTTCATCTTCTGACTTTAGGCAGATAGGGCAGGTGTGTCCCTGTTCGGGGTAGCCAAACTCTTTACGCAGAGCACGACGCTCACTAGACAACTTGCGACCACAGTCACGGCACTCAGGTCGTAGGTACTTGCCACCAGAGGCAGGGGAGAACGAAGCGTGAGGGAGTGACTCTTGGCACTTGGAGCAGGTTTTCATAGTTTCACTTTACTGTAGGGGTCTGACATTCTGCTAGGCGACACGCCGATAAATCATAAAAAAGTTTGAGGCATTTTTTTGGATCTACGTAATTGTGCATAAGTTATCCACAGGCGGCGCCGATTTTTTCGGGTATGTCAAGCCGACACGCCGATAAACTGAAAAAATCTTTATGGGAGATCTCACAGGGTAAGGACAAAGACTCTACAGAATCTCTATCTTGTTACCAAGTGAGACATAGGCGGTCTTTCCACCTACGAAGGTAATGAAGGCGGTATCGCCATTCAATCCCTTTACAGACTCAATCACACCAGTGTAGTGAAACACTGGTCCGAATGGTCGGGGCTTGTTGCTAAACGCAACACGCTTTCCGACTAGGGCTTTTACTTTTTGAGTGAAGGTCATATTGACACTTCCTTTCTTTTTAGTGAGAGTCTTATTTGCTCTTGCGAGGCTCATACTCTCTGTTTGTTTATATTACTATCTAATCACACATTTTTCGATTTGTCAAGTCGACACGCCGTATATGTGAAAAAATCTTTTCACTTTTTTGGTGTTTCTTTCTTGATTCATACCTTCAGTGTAACAGTACCCACTGACATTATGACCTATTTTTATAGGGGTTTTACCCTATTCTTAAGTAAACACAAGTATAAAATCTATCCACAGAGTTATCCACAGGCGGCGCCGCCCTGTGCATAAGTTATCCACAGTTTGATGATCTCGGCGGTACTGTGGTTAGCCTCTCACATCTGCCTCTGCCATCACTAACCAAGACTCACCAAGAGCCTCAGAGCAATTAGCACAGACAGAGAATTGGTATGCACCATCGCTAACCAATTCGGTAGCCAGACGGTAGTCACAAAGTTCGCATTCCATTACTTAGCACCTTTCTTGTTGTAGTAGATACCAACAGCGACCATAGCCATAAGGCACAGGAACACAAACCCACAAAGGCTACTACCAATAACCAGAGTCATCTGGTTCAGGTATTCGATTCGTTCATCTGACATTTTGTTATCCATTCTTTTTGTTTGTTAGTTACAGTATGACACTAGCCACCGACATTAGAACAAACGGTTAGGCTTGTTCTTTCCCTTGACCGTGATAACGATGAAGACGATGCTACCTACGATTACGAAGAGCGAGGTGATTACTGTTGCAATTGCTGTGATGTTTTCCATACCTTTATCTAATCAGTAGCCACTGACATTTGCAACGCGACACGCCGATAAGCGTAAAAATACTTATCCACATATTAGTCAAAGTTATCCACAGGCGGCGCCGATTTTTTGGGGGTATGTCAAACCGACACGCCGATAAGTGGGATCTCCACCTATAGGCTAGTCAGTGAACTCACTCAGTACCATTTCATCGGATACCGATTCGGCAACCTCTAGTACTGACTGTAGTGTAAGTTTGGCAGACTTGCCATTGGTGAATGTTACTACACACTCACTACCGTTAGTACCAGTAGCAGACTTGATTCTACCAGTAGACACAATCAACTCAGGGTAGCGTGAACGCCAATCCCTAGTACGGATAGTTACCAACTTACCAATGTTGTTGTTAGCAATCATTAGAGGAGTAGTAGTAGCAATTCCAATTTGTATCTTTTTCATTTTCTATATTTCCTATTCTTTATTACTTAGAGTGTATCAGGGGGTACTGACATTAGAACAAGCCATTAGGCTTGTTGTTGTCTTTGACCGTGATGATGATGAAGATTACTCCACCAACGATTACGAATACTGAGGTAGCGATTGATGCGATTGCGATTACTGTTTCCATATCTATATCTAATCAGCAACCACTGACATTTACAAACCGACACGCCGATAAACGCAAAAGTTTTTTGGGGAAATTTTGGATCTTCTTATAAGCCATACAGGGTGTGTATAAGTTATCCACAGGCGGCGCCAAATTGTGGATAAGTTGTCCACAGGTTTGGGGATCTCTGCTACTGGCAGACTGGTTAGCGACCTGACCACCAGTAGCAGAATGCAATGTATGCAAATGGAGCCATTGACAGTACTGCGAGAATGATTACTACGATTTCCATTTTTCTATTTCCTATTCTTTGTTGTTAGTTAGAGTGTATCAGTAGTGACTGACACTTAGGTTAGGCAATGCCAGTGATAAGGTGAGCAAGTGCTGAACGGAAAGTCTTGTGACCAACCTTAGTGGAAGTTCCAACCTTGACCCAGTAGTAGCCTTCTGACTTTGTGATTCCGAACATTTTGTTTCTCTTTTCTTTGTTGTTGTTTGTGTTTCTCTCTATGTATATATCTAATCAGTAGCCACCGACATTAGCAATGCGACACGCCGATAAGTGAAAAAATAAATAAGAATTTTTTTACTAGGGGTGGGCAGTAGTGTGCGGACTAATTTGGTATGCTTTACGCTATAAAGTGTGCATCGTTCACAAATACAAAATATTCAGATTTTTGTCAAATCGAAAATAAAAAATTTTTCAGATTTTCCAGGGTATCAAAATACGCAGATCAAACCAACCCTGATAGATAAACAATCAAAGCAAAGATACCTATGATACCTAATAGACCAGAGAAGATATCTCCGATCATAAGAAACCTAGATATTCAGAGAGATTCTCTTTGGTATCTAATTTGAAATTGTATACAGTAGTAGCGATTACCGAGGGGTATGTATCACAATACTCAGCAATCTCTTCAACAGACATACTCTGATACTTATCTTTAAGCCATATATAATTCATATAGTCTGTTCGTAACATATTAACTCCTTAAGGTTTATCAATTTTGGACGGTATATCAGCAACGAAGTTGCTCCTGAAAGGGATATTACCATTTATGCACAGGACACTTAGCCTGTTCAAGAGAAGTCTTAAGCTTCATAAAACATCCACACTTGGAGCAACGCTTTGATCCCTTTAAGAAGAAAGGACATTCAGCACATATAGCTAACCTTGACTCCATAAGTTCTCGCGTACTTCTAGGCATATTAGGATCCAATAAATCCCAGATGCTTACATCATCTCCAACTTTTCCCATACAAACATTATAGCAAACAATATTTTGTTAAAGAAAAGTCCCCTAGCTACGAATTGGAATGATATCCATAGTTAGGGGACAGTCTGTTTTGCTGGTTTCCGATTTACCTAGATAGAATACCTGCTTGGCATACTTGACTGGGGTCATACAAATCATATCACAGTATCTTCGATATGTTCATCAAACATGAACTAAGCAAAGCTATATCACAAAAATCCGATATTGGGGATATATCGTTATTTTCCGATATCATACATATCTCCCATTTTGGGTATTTGGTATTTGGAATCTCTATATCGCCGCCGAATTTTCCGCCGAGTATAATGAGCATAGTTAGTTATTCATATGTATAAACTTAGTTTAAAACTTACGATATAATTGATTGTTATGACAATTGAAGAATGGCAATCCATCATAGGGATAATTATTGGGGTATCAGCAGTAGCTGGAATACTTTTTGCAATTCTTAGATTCTATATAAAGACTTTTGCTAAAGAACAGTTTGATGAAATCAGACATGAGTTAAAACCTAATGGAGGATCATCAATAAAGGATCAGGTAACGAGACTCGAAGAAAAGCAAAAGCAAATTGCTGAACGCCAACATGAAGATGATGTAAAGTTTGAACAAAGACTTGACAAACTTGAAAAGAAGATAGATGATGTATTTAGAATAATACTTGATAAACTATCGAAATAGATATACTATTCCCCCAAATCCTACGGATTGTTTTTTCTTGTATTGAAGAGCTATCTCTAAGCGAGAGTTTTCTTAGTATCTATTATCTTTATATACAGTAGCACACTGTCAAGCACTATTTGATAACGTTTCTATAACGATTGTATAACAATTTGATAACGGTGTGTATTTAGGCGGAACTTATTGATGATCGTTACCTAATCGTTATATATGTTATACTATTCATGGCTGGCATTCGAGCGTCTCTCATACCCACTATTTTCGAGTGCCAGCCTTATTAGTAGTGTATAATTATATTACTATGACTACTACTGCTGAAATTTTTGGTGCAAATCCACACAGCATGAAATGGACTGTCGTCAGAGGCGACACATCTGTACTTCGCGTAGAATTTTTTGAGAATGACGAAGTTACAGAATATGATACATCAGATTGGGAATATGCTTCTTATGCATATGATTTTAAAGGTGATGTATTAGACGAGCTTGAAACATCTTCAGGAGATGGATATGTCGAAATTACTGCTCCTGCAGATACCACGAAATTCTGGGGAACTGGATATAAAGCAGTAGTAGCAGAATTAGCTTTCGATCTCCAAGTAACTATTGACAATACAGTATGGACACCTGTTATTGGTACGATTACCGTTATCGGAGACGTAACAGGAGGAAGTTTATAATGCCAACAATTAAGATTGTTCCATTCCCTGGATCAGCTGGACAAACAGGACCAGCAGGACCATCAGGAAGTCAGGGACCAACAGGACCAGCAGGTCAAAATGCACTTTGGTCTTTTTCTGGTCCTTACAATAATTCAGCCACATATTCAATCGGTAGTGTTGTTACCTACAATGGTTCAACATGGTATCGTAATGCAACTGGTACAGCTGGACAAATTCCACAAACTGGATCAGCCGTATGGCAATTGGTTGCAGCAAGTGGAAGTGGTGTTCCAGCAGGAGGATCCACTGGTTACTATTTAGGAAAAGAGTCTGCAACAGATTATGCAGTAACCTGGATAGATCCAAGCATTCTTAAGATTAAAAAGGTATCTGAAACTTTTACAACTATCAATGCAGCAACAGGTGTAGTTACACACAACTGCTCACTTGGTCACATTTTTAGTCACACAAACTTGTCAGCAAACTTTACAGCAAATCTTACTAACCTAGCCCTTGACTCTGGTTCAGCAACTACTGTGACTCTTATTTTGAATCAGGGTGGTACTGCAAGAATTCCAAGTGCTGTTCAGATTGCTGGTTCTGCCCAGACAATTAACTGGCAGGGAGGTAGTGTCCCACCAGGAAATGCTAATAAGAAGGACATTGTTAGCTTTAGTATTCTAAACAATGGAGGGGCATACACTGTCTTCGGTCAGCTTGTATCATTTGGATAATGTTTAGTTCATTTACAGGATCATTTCAAGCAGGTAAGAGAGCTGGAACAGTTGAGCCTTTTACTGCAAACATTGTTCAGTCTGGTTTATTTTCACACTACGAATCTAGCTACCCAGACTCATACCCTGGAACTGGAACATCATGGTTTGATCTAGAAACTAATAATGGTCCAGCAATTCTTCAAAACGGTACAGAGTATAGTCTTGTAAACAATGGTGTATTTGTGTTAGATGGAATTGATGATTACATTACCGTTCCAGATGCAGCACCAATGCGTGGACAGGTTAATGTACCTTTTACTATTCAGCTATGGGTAAATGTTCAGTCATTCAATGACAAAGATAGGCTTTTTGAAAAAATCACATTCGGTGCAGGGTACTCATTACAGCTTAGAAATGAAGGACAGCTAGCACTTGAAATGAATGGTGCATCTACTGATTCATACGTTATCGCTGGATCTACAATTCCACTAAACACTTGGGTATTTGTTACAGCAGTAATTGCATTTAATGGAAGAAGCTCAGTACCAAGCAAGGTTTACGTAAATAAGGTACAGCATATTTATCTAGAAAATACTGAGACCAGTACAAACTCAAACAACTCTGCACTAAAGATTAACTCTGGTCAAACACCAGGTTCTCGTGAACCAATTTCAAGAATCGGTGCGGTATATGTTTATAGCAAGGCTTTGACACTTGCTGAAGTAGAAGAAAACTTTGATGCAACGAAGGGAAGATTTGGCGTAGCTTAGGCTATGATATAATCTAATTGGTGACAAAATGACAGAATATACTCCTGAAGGTGGAAATGGTTTTACAGCAACTATTCCAGCATCCAGCGAACCTGCAGACATTGTTAAAGCATTTTCAGATTATCACGATGACATTGATGATCATTTAGGGTCTTTGCTAAAAAAATCAAGTGAATCATTACAAACTGTTTCTAGTCCACTTACTTTTTCTGGTGCAGTAACAATCTCTGGATCATCAATTTCAATTTCTGCAGCTACGGTTACAATATCTAGTGCAGCATCCTTTACATCTACACTTACTGCTACTGGTCAAGTAGTTGCAAATGGTGGTGTCAGGGGTGACCTTTATGGAAATGATGGCACAACAAAAATTTTAGAAAACGGTACTGGCGGAAGCTTGTCAATGACAAGTGCTTCAGTTCAGACAACACCAAAAGATACTACATTTTCTGGAATATCAGAAACTGCAAGAGCATCAGTAATTTATAAGTCTACTTCTGGTGGAGACTACACTACACCAACAGGGTTTAGAAGAGTATTTATTGGACAGACACAGCCAACTGGTCCAGGTCTCCAGGCTGGCGATATTTGGATGTGGTAGCAGATGCCTACTACCATTACTCTTCCTGGTGGCACAACTGGAACATTTGGTCCAACATCTGGTGTAAATACCTCATCATTTTACACAAATCAAACAAGTGTTATATTTCCAAATGCAGCAGCTGGCGTTAGGCAAAACTTGGATGGCAACTACATCATAAAAATTCATGCTATTAGTCCAGATAGGCTTACTGGTAGCCCAATCGTTGGTATTACTTATGCTGGATCAAACTGGTATCCTGGTGAAACAATCTCGTCTGCTACAAATCCATCAACATCTTCTGAACTAAGAATATTCTATAATGGTAGTCAGCCAACTTGGTACAGAAATAATGATGGATTGGGTAGATGTACAGACAGGAGCATTAGTACAGGGTCCGTTGTTTACACATATAGCGGATCTATCGCTGGTACTTGGAGCTGGTATACCGTTCCAACAACCCCATCAAGCATTAGTGTTTCAGTAAATGGAACAACCGCAACAATCACAAGAGGAACCTCTACAAGCGATGCCTCTTATCCTGTTACCAGCTATACATTGCAAAGAAGACAGTCTAGCAATGGAACAACTTTTGGCTCATGGGCGACAGTTGTTAGCAGTATGGGGACAAGCTATACAAATACAGGACTTACACCAGCACAATATTACCAATACAGGGTCTATGCAAATAACAATGCAGGTACATCTCAAGCTGTTACATCTAGCACGGTATTTATTGCAGCATTGACAATTTTCAAGGGAACAGCTTTTGCTGTGCCAACCAATCTTAAAAAGTACGATGGGTCATCCTGGGTTAGCCTAACAAGTGGACTTTATAGGTATGATGGCACAACTTGGATAAAGATCGATACCACTGGTATCACGTAACCTTGTGATATAATCTTATTATGGCAACTACAAGAAGTTCTGGGTATTCTATTGGAAATACCCCACCATTTATCACATGGACAGTTGTCCGTGGTGACTCTGCATCATTTCGTGTTTATGTAACAGACGATGCAAAGGTTCCACTCAATATTGATAACTGGAACATTGAGATGGAAATCAAAAGACCAACAGTTGCACAAACTACTCCAACAATTACAGATGCTGCGACACTAATTGTCACACTGTTACCAGAAGCCACAGCTGCTGATGATGATGGAGAGTTTACAGTAAATCTTGAACCAGAACAGTCTGTACTTCTTCAAACTGGAGATATTTTTGACATTGAGCTTTCAGATGCCACACGAGTATGGACAGTTGCCCAGGGTAGCATGATTATTCTAGAGGATGTTACTAACTCAGTGGTGTCATAATGGCTACCGTAACAATAATCGATAACAATTCTGGGGTAGCTCGTAGAACTAAATCGGTTGACTACGCCAAGACATCATTTGACGATATTCAGCCAACAACAAAAGTATCAGACATTGTTGTAAACAAAAAGATTATTGGTGCTGTAGACTACTCAATCTTTGATCTTGAAGATCTAGCACCAATGCCATCTGTGCAAAATATCGGTACATATAGAATAAGATTTTCTAATATCGGAATTATCGGGTATCCAGAAGGATACGCAGCACCAATTGGTATTGCAATTATAGGTTATAATAATCTAATCTTATAATCTGATATACTTTTATTATGGCTAGAATTGATATCAATGCACTAAAATCAAAGTTTGAGACTGGTGATATTCCTGTTGGTGCAGACTATGTTGATTTGATTGATACCCTAATTCAGCAGAGCACTGATCTTGGTTCATTTGGAAACAATGAGCACACCATAAGTGGAATTTCTTCACCAACAATAATTGATAGTTTTGTTGCAAGTCAATGGAGAGTTGCAAAATATCTTGTTTCTATTTCAAAAACAGACGGTGCAAATAATAAATTCTATGCCACAGAACTAACAGTCCTTGTAGACAAAAACAATGTTAGTGTCACAGAGTATGGAATATTAGATAATGATGGAACTCTTGGAACGATTAGTGTTTCTCAAAGTTCTGGGAACATTAATCTAACTGTTACACCATCCGTAACGCCAGTTACTGTTCGATTTTCTCGAATAGGACTTAAGGCATAGTATAGGAAGAATTTATGGCAGTCGAAGATAAAAATTTTAAGGTAAAGAAGGGCATTGACCTAAATGGTCCCATTGGTGTTGGACCAACTGGTAATTATGGAAATGCTGGACAAATCTTAACATCTCAGGGATCTTCTTCACCAATATGGACTGACTCAGCAACTGGTCCCACTGGACCAACAGGACCAACAGGTGCTGCTAGCACAGTTACAGGTCCAACTGGTCCTACAGGAGCAACAGGTGCTACAGGTAGTGCATCTACTGTTACAGGTCCAACTGGACCAACTGGTTCTACAGGACCAACAGGTAGTCCTGGATTTATCGGCTCTGACGGAGCAACTGGTCCCACTGGTCCTACTGGAGCCACAGGACCACAGGGTGCTTTAGGACCACAAGGTGCTCAAGGAATTCAAGGTGTTCAAGGAGTTCAGGGTATTACAGGTCCTACAGGAGCAACAGGCTCGCTAGGACCAACAGGACCAACAGGAGCTACAGGAACTCAGGGTCCTACAGGTCCTCAAGGTAGTCAAGGAGTTATAGGTGCAACAGGTCCGATAGGTGCAACAGGTGCAACTGGATCAACTGGAGCACAAGGAGATATCGGTCCTACAGGTCCACAAGGTACTCAAGGTGTTCAGGGTATTCAAGGAGAGCAAGGTCCAACTGGATCTACTGGTTCTGTAGGAGCCACAGGAGCTACTGGTCCTCAAGGTAATGTTGGAGCGACAGGTCCCACAGGTAGCATAGGTGCTACTGGACCACAAGGAAATACTGGTGCTACTGGACCACAAGGAGAGATTGGGGCTACTGGACCACAGGGAGTTCAGGGTATTCAAGGCATTCAAGGTGCTACTGGTGCGACAGGACCTCAAGGCTCAACTGGACCTACAGGAAGCCAAGGTCCTACTGGACCAACAGGAAGCACTGGACCTACAGGTCCTCAAGGAGCCACTGGTCCGCAGGGTGAGTCGGGACAATTCGGTGGTGCAGTATTCACATATAACTATTTGACCAACACCACAAACTCTGATCCTGGTGCTGGAAACTTAAAGCTAAACAACGCTAACTTTGCGTCTGCTACTTCGCTTTACATTGACCTTTTAGATCTCAATTCTACAAATAATGAGGCATACCTAGACACAATTGATGATTCAACATCAACCATTAAGGGTCACTTCAAAATGGAACAGGTTGGCAACTCTGCTAACTTTGCTTACTATGCTATCAACGGATCGCATACTCACTCAACTGGATATTTTGCTGTTCCAATTGTGTATTTGTCTGGTTCTGTAACATCATTTGCTGACGGTACTGATGTAAACGTTACATTTGTTCGTACTGGTGATAAGGGTGACCCTGGTCTTGGCGGTACCGTTGCAAACTGGGGTTCATTCTGGGACAGCACCACTCAGATAGCAACAACAGCTGGCACACCTTATGCAATGACTTTGAACAGTTTTGATCCCGATGGAATTGGGGTAACAGTTGTTTCGGGTAGCCGAATTACTATTGCAAATGCTGGTACATATAACTTACAGTTTTCTGCACAGCTAGATAAAAATACAAACGGAACGCACCAAACTAATATTTGGTTAAGGAAAAATGGCACAAATGTTCCAGATTCTGACGGTGAAGTAACTATTGAAAAAGATGCAAAAATTATTGCTGCTTGGAACTACGTTTTTGAGGCAGCAGCAGGAGACTATTATGAATTAATGTGGGCAACTGAAGACGCTGGGCTAAGACTTTTGGCTCAGGCAGCCATTACTTCACCTGTTGTAAGACCAGCAATTCCTTCTATTATTGTTACAGTAACTCAAGTTACTTATACTCAGATTGGTCCGACAGGACCTACAGGTGCAACAGGAACTACAGGTACAGCAGGAGCGACAGGACCTACTGGTGCAGCAGGAGCAACAGGTGCAACAGGTCCCACTGGACCTCAAGGTGTTATTGGTGCTACAGGACCTCAAGGTATACAAGGTATTCAGGGAATTACTGGACCACAAGGTGAAATTGGACCAACTGGACCAACAGGTGCTGCTAGCACAGTTGCAGGTCCAACAGGTCCCACAGGAGCACAGGGATCGATTGGGGCAACAGGAGCACAGGGTCCAACTGGTCCTCAAGGAGAAGTCGGTCCTGCTGGAGCAACTGGACCTCAAGGTGTTCAAGGTGAGCAAGGCATTGCTGGAGATACAGGTCCTACAGGAGCAACTGGCTCGCTAGGACCAACAGGAGCAACAGGAGCTACAGGACCACTTCCTTGGAATCTTGTTGGCGCATATGATAATGGATATTATTACGGTATTGGTGATGCAGTTACCTATCAAGGTGGATTCTACTATCGAACTGGAAACCCAGGAAATCCTGGATACCCCCCAAATCCAGGATCAATAAATGCTTCTTGGACACCAGTTGCTGACGGTGGAGCAACTGGACCTACAGGTAGCACAGGACCAGCTGGTGATACAGGTCCAACTGGACCTCAAGGTCCTACAGGCTCAACAGGCAACATTGGACCAACAGGAGCTACTGGTGCTCAAGGTCCTACAGGTGCTCAGGGTATTCAGGGTATTCAGGGTAATACAGGACTAACTGGAGACACAGGACCTACAGGACCTACAGGTAGCACTGGTCCAACTGGTCCAACAGGTCCTGCAGCTATTGTAAGTGCAACAGCTCCAATTACTGTGACTGGTCCAACTGGATCACAAACAGTTGGTATTACTGTTGGCTCTACTGGAGGAGTACAAGCTTGGGATGCTGATTTAGATACCCTTGCTGCTCTTAATGGTACAGTTACTGGTCCCGCTTTCTTGAAAAACTCCTACGCTGGTGGCTGGGAACTTGGAATCACTGATGCAGGTATTACGTCTTTGACTGGTACAACAGACATCTCTTTTACTGGGATTTTAGGAGTTACATCATCCGTAACTCTTAGTGGTTCTGGAGCCACCTCCGTAACTCGCAGTAGTGCCACTCAGCTCACGATCTCTAGTACCGACACAAACACCGTTACTAGACTGCAAGGTACTGGTGGGACACTAGTATCTGGAGATGTGGTAGTTCAAGGTACTGGAACAATATCAACTTCTCAGTCTGGACAAACAATTAGTATTGCTTCATCTCAAAATGCATTTACAACTATTGCAACAACATCAGGAACAAGTCCAGTTGCCGATAGTTCATCAGATACTTTGACAATTTCTGCAGGTACTGGAATAACGGTAACTGGTGATTCTTCAACTGACACAGTTACAATTGCAACAACAGGACTTGTTTCACAAACTAACGGTACTGTAACTACAGCTGCTTCTGGATCTGGTGTTGTAAGAAACATTTATACTTCTACCTCCGCACCTTCTGGAGGTAGCGATGGCGATGTGTGGATGGTTTACGTCTAATGCCAAGTACTAAAGTCTCTGGAACATGGCGTAACGTTCTTGACTATTCCGTTTCTACTAAAGTTTCTGGAACATGGCGACCTGTTGCTGAAGGCTATACAAAAGTTTCTGGTGTTTGGCGTAAGTGGCTAGGTCCAAAGGATGTTGCAGTTGCCCATAATACAACACCATTTGTTTCTACCTATCCCTGGTCGAATGGTTTTGGAACTAAGTATGCTGATCCAGGAACGCTTCCATCTAGCACTGGCAATGGAGTATCTTTTTCTCCTAGTGGTGCTCATATTGCAGTTGCACACAGTATAACTCCTTTTATTTCCACCTATCCTTGGTCAAATGGTTTTGGCACAAAATACTCTAATCCAGGAACAGGAATTCCTACTGGAGGAGGGGCAACTGGTGGAAATGCAGTACGATTTTCACCAAGCGGTTCTCATATTGCAATTGGTCATTATGTTACCCCCTTTGTTTCTACCTATCCCTGGTCCAACGGTTTTGGAAGCAGGTATTCTAACCCAGGAACTCTTCCAGCAGGAAACGTTTTTGGAGTAGATTTTTCTCCTACTGGATCTCATATTGCACTTTCTCATGCTACAACTCCATTTATTTCTACCTATCCCTGGTCCAACGGTTTTGGAAGCAGGTATTCTAACCCAGGAACACTTCCAGCTGGTACTGGCAACGGTGTCTCCTTTTCTCCTAGTGGTGCTCATATTGCAGTTGCCCACGGTACTACGCCTTTTATTTCTACCTATCCCTGGTCTAACGGTTTTGGAACTAAGTATGCTGATCCAGGAACACTTCCAGCTGGCACTGGCAATGGTGTTGATTTTTCACCTAATGGGAATCACATTGCAGTTGCTCATTTAAATTCTGGTGGTTCTCGTGTTTCTGCCTATCCTTGGTCTAATGGTTTTGGAAGTAAGTATGCTGATCCAGCAACAATTCCAACTGGTGCTGGGCAATCTGTAAAATTTTCTAGTAGTGGTGCTCACATTGCTGTTGCTCATACCGTCTCTCCAACTATTTCTGTTTATCCTTGGGACAATGCATTTGGAACAAAGTACGGTAATCCAGTTGGTCTTCCAACATCACAGTCTAATGGAGTAGCATGGAATTAAAACATGGTGTAAACTATAAATAACAATATAAGGAGTGGTAAAGTGATAGAAATAATTAGCAATGCAGAAAAGCTTGCATCACTAGCAGACAATATCGTGGCTCGTACATACGAGGTACATTCTTATGAAGTAAATGTAACTAACTACGAAGCAATACTTGAAAACATTGGAAGCATAGAAATCTCTGAGCGTATGCAAGAGCTACGAACAATGTCTCCAGAGGAAGCTGCAAATCAGGCAACAACTGAAGAGCTAGAACTTCTTGGACAGGTTCAGCAATTTGACCGTATATCGTTTCTTGTAAAAACAGAAAAGATTGAAATGGCAAAAGCACAAAGCGTTCTGGACGTTCTTGTTTCACAGTTGCCATCTGGTTCTGTTGGTGACGCAGCAATTCAGGCAGCAATTGATCGTCGTAACTCACAGGTATAAAATTAGCTAACAATGAAAATAGCAGTTTATACTATAGCCTTAAATGAAGAACAGTTTCTAGAAAAGTGGTACGAGTCTGCAGAGGATGCTGACTACTTACTTATTGCAGATACTGGTTCTGCTGACAGTACCGTTGAAAAAGCAAAAGAGCTTGGAATTAACGTTGTCAGCATCTCAGTAAAGCCCTGGAGGTTTGACGTAGCAAGAAACGCATCTCTTGCATATATCCCAGCAGACATTGACTACTGTATTGCTCTTGATATGGATGAAATCCTTATTCCTGGATGGAGAAAAAAACTTGAGGGTATGCTTGAAAAAGGTATTACTCGTCCTAGATATAAATATACTTGGTCATGGAATGCAGATGGTACTCCTGGATTACAATATGGTGGGGACAAGATTCACGCTAGGCATGGATATGTTTGGAAGCATCCTGTTCACGAAGTAATAGTAGCTGATAGAATCAATGAGGTTCAGGAATGGACAGGTCTTGAAATTCATCACCATCCAGATAACTCAAAATCTAGAGGTCAGTATTTGCCACTACTTGAACTATCAGTAAAAGAAGATCCACTAGATGATAGAAACGCATACTACTATGCTCGTGAACTATTTTTTGTCGGGGAATACGAAAAGGCAAAAGAAGAATTTAAGAGACATCTATCTTTACCAAAAGCAGTCTGGAAACCAGAACGTGCAGCATCAATGAGGTACATTGCAAAGTGTGACCTTGAGAACAAAGAGTATTGGCTAAACCTTGCAATAGAAGAAAGCCCTGGAAGAAGAGAGCCACTTGTTGAACTAGCCACATTACATTATGAAAACAAAGAGTGGCAAAAGTGTATAGACGCATGTCTTGAGGCACTAAAGATCAAAGAAAAGCCATTAGATTATTTATGTGAAGAGTTTGCATGGGGATATGTTCCTTATGATTTACTTGCAATTTCGTACTATCAGCTAAAACTTTTTAAAGAGGCACTAACATATGGTGAATTGGCAGTAGTCCTTAATAAAAAAGATAAAAGACTTTTAGATAATCTTGAGTTTTATAAGCTTGCAAACAATTAAATATTCTGATATATTAGAATGATATGTTATAAAAAGAAGCCATAGCTTCTGATTGGAGTATCATTATGTTAAATCTTATTGTTGCAAACTTATTAATTGCCCCTACTATTTTTGCTCCTCCCACATATTTTTGCGGTACAGTATCAGAGTTACAAAACTATAAGTCGTACAGTAATGCACAAACACTTACTGCTACAGGACTAGAAATAGATGTAACCAGAGAGCGAGGAATTTATGTTCCTAGCTTTATTTGGTCTGTAGATCACAGCAGAACTGGAGAGGGCTTTGGCATACCAAGACCAGAAACCAATAGCATTCATATGGGTTTTGATATTTTTCCAGGTGAAGGAACGCCAATTCTTGCCTCTACATCAGGTACTGTAATAAAGGTTGAATATGGCATTGGATCATACGGCTACATGGTTGAAATCTATGACGGCTATCAGTACTCAACACTTTACGCACACATGATTGCTGGATCTTTTGAAGAATACGGAATTTCTCTGGGTACAGAGGTAACTCAGGGTCAAGTAATCGGTCTTGTAGGAAATACTGGTAGATCAACTGCTCCACATCTTCATTTTGAAATTAAGAGTTTTGGGGTACAGGTTGATCCAGAGCCAATAATGGCAAAATATGCTGTTGGCTAGACATGCTATAATTGTAAAAGAGGAGAGTGATTTTTTATGGGAATGCCAAATCCATTTGCAGCTTATCGTATAAGTGACGGTTGGGCTGCACACAGAGCCAGAGGCTCGCTTGGTGGAATTGACTGGGCAACACCAGTTGGAACACCAATTACTGCACCAAATCCAGGGCAGGTAGTTTATGAAGCAGGAAAAGGTAGTGGTGGATACATCATTACTCTTCATCTTGCAAATAGTCCAGGGTACAAGATGCAGTTCTTACACTGTTCATCATTCAATGGTGGAAACAGAACAGTAAAAGAAGGAGAACTTCTTGGATATACAGGTGGTGCAGCAGGTGCTCCTGGAGCAGGTAGCTCAACAGGTCCACACGTACACGTACACATGGTTGATCCAAATGGAGTAAGAGAAGATCCACTACCGTGGTTTGCTAACTCAGCTCCAGCACCTAGTGGTCTTTCAGTAGATGGAGATTTTGGACCAAGCACAAAGAGAGCACTTCAGTCTGCACTTGGTGTAGCTGTAGATGGTGACTTTGGACCAAATAGCACAAGAGCACTTCAGGGTTTCTTGGGTATTACTCAAGATGGTAGCTGGGGTCCAGCAACAACTCGTGCATTGCAAGGATTTCTTGGAGTGCCAGCCGATGGGAGCTTTGGTCCACAAACAGTCCGTGCTCTTCAGGCAAGCCTAAACGCAGGAACATTCAAGAAAGTTGTTGCTCCTGCACCTAAGCCACCAGTAGTTGTCCCACCAACCACACCAACGCCACCTAAGCTAACAACAGGTTTGACACCTGCTAAGCAAAAGAGGCTAGAGAAGTTGACAGCTCTTAAAAAGGAAGCAGAAACAAAACTTAAGGATGAAAAGTCCAAACTACCAATCCTTGTCAAGACTCAGGAATCTATTCAGAAGACAATTGAAAAGGCAACTGTTGTTTTTGATAAGGCAAAGGCAGCACTAGATAAAGTTACAGGAGATCTTGTTAAAGCAAAAAATGACAAGGTTAATGCAGACAAAGGTGTTGTTGCACTACAGAGTACCATTGCCACTCTTGAAAAAGAGATTGCAAAGTACTCAGATCAAATAAGCAAGATAAAATAAGGAGAAAAAATGACTATTTTCACACGAGCCTTTTGGCACTACGCAGGAGAGCGAGCAATCAAAACTTTTGCTCAGGCTCTTATTGGTGGTCTAACAGCCACTGGTGTAATGGGTATTCTTGACATTGCATGGATTGCAGTTCTTTCATCTGCAGCACTAGCAACTGTCGTATCTGTTCTTACCAGTATTGTTGCTGTTAAGCCAGCTACTCCAGAACCACTTCAGTAATAAATACTGACAAGATCTACCCTCAGAGAAATCTGGGGGTATTTCTTTTGCCCACTGTGCTAAAATGTATTAGGAGAACTGATGGCAACAAACATATATGCAAACAAGGTATACAAAGAAAACCCTTGCGGTCTTTGGGTGCTTGACGAAGATCTTTCTGTAGGACTAATCGATCTTCCAGACACAATTAATTTATCAACAGATGTTGCTACGACACTTAGAGGTGTCCCTGCGGACTCATATGGTCTTGAGTCAGACTATGGATACTACATACATCTTTCTGGTATTCCACCAACAAGAGATTTATGCTTTAACGATGGACTACCAATTGTTTATGGATCAGTAAACTCAACAAGCATTTATAGTGGTGAAGGCTATATTGCAAACTATTCAGAGATTCCATCATTAATTATTCCTGGCAAAGGATTCATGCATGATTTTGGTAAAAATAAAAACATTACTGTTGAGTTTTGGACAAAGATATTCTGTAATGACAACGTAATAGAAAAAAAGATTTTTGGTCCAATCAATTCAACAGATGGGCTATATGTTAATGATGGATTCCTAACTTTAAAAATTGCAAATGCTGTTAGATCGCACTATGTTGGCGAATGGGGAAGACCAATGCTTATTGGAATTTCTTATAATAGCGAAAAGGTCTCTATGACAATCAATGGAGCACAGGTTATGCTATTAGATTTTGATATAGCTCGTGCAACATTCAATACTGATGCAGAAGACGACTGGCTAGGATTCTATGCAGATGCAGATATTCCAGTTATATCAGTTGACTGTATATCTATATACCCTTACAATCTTTCTGTTAAGCAAGCAAAGCTACACTTTATTTATGGACAAGCTATCGAAGAGCCAGAATCAAAGAATACAGAAATCAATGATTTACCAATAATTATTGACTATGAGATGTCAAAAAATGCTGGAAACCATAATTATCCAGATCATAGTTCTTGGTCAGATGGATACTTGACAAATCTATCTATTAATAATAAGCAGCTATGTTCTCCAAACTTTGAAATACCAAGGGTATCTTTTAATAACAAGGATGCAAATGAAGCAGACTGGCTGTATGCAAATAAGCTCAATAATATAATTAACGAAGATCTTAACCCATCGCAAACAGATCTTTTCTTTAGACTGAAGCCACGAGACTATGATGAATATGCTTCTGGTGGACCAGAATACTTATCAACATATTGGACAGACCAGGCAAACTTTTTAGTAGAAGACTTTAAGATTGGCTCAAGAAGGGCAGATGCCTTCTATCTGACTGGCATGGCAGATAGGTTTATAGCGAGCACAACTGAGACTATAGTTGATATTGTTGATGATTTAGATAATCGTTTTTCAATACAGATTGTCTATCCAGCAAGTGGTCCAAATGCAACAATTCAGTATGTATACAACGGAACCGTATTTGACGGCACACCTGAACCAAACATTAGCTTTACAGTAACTGCGTCCACAATGTTCTCGGTTGGACTAAATATTAGACAGTTTACAGATTTTGTTGATAATCAAGATGTTGAAGAATTTTTTGCAGATCCAGAATCACTAACTGTATATTTTGGTGGTAGCTACAACTACTCGTCCACATTCTCTGGAAGAGTATATTCATTTGGACTATTATCTTCTACAGATATTCAAAACATAGAGGGTGTTATTAGTGATGCATCTATCTTTTCAAATGGAACACTAAATAGTGGTGTTCTTGGCTCCTCTATCGAAAGCCTAATAACTTTTGTAGGTGGATTCACAATTAAACCAACAGTAACATTTGATGTGTTCGATATTGATGCTTCGTCCGTTGGCTATTGGTCAGATATAGTTCCACTAAAAATACTATCCAAAGAAGTAGATGAAGACTATGTGATTGATTATATTCAATTAAACATTGACTACCCAGATTTTGAAACAACAACAGATGCAGCTGTTAGATCATACATTACATTTTTAAACATAGACGAGACAGAAACTATGCCTACAGACCTTATCGATGTTTCTGTACCAGCAAACGGAATTATAGATGCAACCAACTGGGCTACAAGAAGGTATGAATTTGTAAATGGAAACATAGTGAAAGTGCCACAGGCAGGATCTGTTGACTCAGAGCTATCTATGAAGATTGAATTGGAAATAGTCAATGTAGACATTTCCAGAAATCCACTAAAAATTAGAAGAGTAGAAATTTCTTCACGAGCATTTGATACAGCAGAAATAATTGGGACTAGATCTGGGAAAGATGTTTCTGTAAATGGAGCAAACTCATTCGCAAGACTTTATAAAAGAAGTAGTCCATACCTATATCTATCAAAGAATTCTGGCATCAAACTAGTAAACTCTGCAAACACATATGATGGTACATCCCACATTATGATTCCAATTAATGATTTTTTTGCAGAGAATTACTTTATTACGGCAATACAGTTTGCTTTTAGATCAGGATTTGAACTTGAACAAGACGAGGTATACCAAGTAGCAAAGTTTTCTATGCCAAATGGAGATGTGTACGACATGACTCTAACAGGAGACAATAATGGCTTACCAATAGCAACAATAGATCTTGATGCAGTTCCAAGCACAGTAACAACCATCCTTATTAATGGACAGGATACCGATGTCGTCAAACCATATGAGTGGAACATGATTACTATTGCATTTGACTATCCATTAAACTTTGGTAATTTGAATTCATCAGCAACCTATGGAATAAAGCTAACTGGAAACTTTTCGTACGACAATGTTTCGTTTTACCAGATCCCAGATCAAAAACTTTCTCAGGTAGTTATCTATGATACCTGGAGTGAATACGATACTGAACGAAATTGGAACAATCTTGATGGTGACAACAATGCTCTAACCACTGCAACTTGGGAAGAGGTTGCTGTTGACGCAGTTATTCCAGGTGGAAATGTTTCTTTTGATGCAGAAGCTGTATATTTAAGCTATATTGGTGGACTTAGGTTATCAAATGATCCTATAACAAACATCATTGTGTTCCCAGGGAGCAATTGGTCATCTTATAATGGATACAACCAGACAGTCTCTACATACAAACCGCTATAATATGGTATACTTGTGGTTATGAAAGATGAAGAAGCAGATCCAATTGAGCAAGCCCTTGGTAAGGCAAAAGTACAGGTTATTGAAGAAGAGTTTTCAGATTTTGGCACATACATCTGGGTAAAGGCAAATGGTAAGGCTTTTACAGATGGAGACGGTAACGTTTTGTCAATTGAGTCAATGAAGAACGACCACGAGCGAGTAAAGAAGTTGCAGGATGCTGCTGCATATTACGGAGAGGCAGACGGAAAGCCAGTGTTCTATCCTGGTACTCGTCAGATTTCAGATGAAACACACTCTGAACAAGTAGACAGAATGAAGCAAGGTCTTATCCCAAACATGAATGATCTTGGTGCAGTTATTGCTGCTAAAAAGACATTAGAGCTTTATGGAGATGAGGGCTAATGTCAGATATCATTAGAGTAAAAACTGACAGGATTCAGGAGTCAGAAAATGAATTTAAAGGTCTTGACCCATTCTCTAAAAACTGGCAAGACATTAAGCTATACAAGGGTTTAGACAATAACTTTAAGCGTCGTGCTACAAGGATGTCAAAGGTTGACACAACAGAAGCTTACCTAGATAGTGCAATGGCTGTAGCTGCTGGTAAGAATGGGGCAAAGTCAAAAGAGATTAACCCTGGAACAGTTTATGTTAATGGCTACAGTCTTTTTGATGTAATTACACCGCCATGGAACTTATACGAACTTGCAAATTACTACGACACATCTTTCGCTAATCACGCAGCTATTGATGCCAAGGTAGAAAACATTGTAGGTCTTGGTTATGACTTCCACGTTTCAGATCGTACCATGCTCAAGCTAGAGCAGGTAATGAATGAGACACAAAGAGATAACGCACGTAAGCGTATTGAACGTGCAAAGATTGAGCTACGTGATTGGATGGAGTCACTCAACGATGATGACTCATTTACCCACACACTTATGAAGGCTTACACAGATTATGAAGCGACAGGAAATGGCTACTTAGAAATTGGTAGAACTGTAACTGGAGAGATTGGGTATGTGGGACACATTCCTGCAACAACAATGCGTGTACGTCGTCTAAAGGATGGTTACGTCCAGATCATTGGGAACAAGGTAGTTTACTTTAGAAATTTTGGGGCAAAGAATCCAAATCCAATTACTGAAGATCCTCGTCCAAACGAAATCATTCACCTAAAACAGTACTCACCATTAAACACATACTATGGTATTCCAGATATTATGTCTGCAATTAGTGCTCTACATGGAGACCAGTTGTCTTCACAGTACAACATTGACTACTTTGCTAATAAGGCTGTGCCACGTTATGTGATTACAACAAAGGGAGTACAGCTCTCTGACGAGTCAGAAGACAAGATGTTTAAGTTCTTGCAGACAAACCTAAAGGGGCAGTCTCACAGAACACTCTACATTCCTTTACCAGGAGACACAGAGTACAACAAGGTTGAGTTTAAGATGGAGCCAATTGAGACAGGTGCTCAAGAGGCATCGTTCCGTGAGTACAGCAGACAGAACAGAGACCAGATCCTTATTGCTCACCAAGTACCACTTTCAAAACTTGGCGGTAGCGATGCATCAAACATTGCAGCTGCACTAGCACAAGATCGTACATTCAAGGAACAGGTAGCTAGACCACAGCAACGCAACATTGAAAAACAGATTAACAAAATCATTCGTGAGAAGACAGACGTTCTTGAGCTTAAGTTTAATGAGCTTACACTTACAGATGAAATTGCACAGTCACAGATCATTGAACGCTATGTGAAGACACAGGTATTAACACCTAACGAAGCTCGTCAACAGCTTGGGCTTCCACAGCGTGAGGATGGAGATCAGCCATTCCAAATGAGTTCAAGGCAGGCGACAGATATGAGAGCTAACACTGCACAAAATAGGCAGCGTGACGCAGATCGTACAAACAACAACTCCGATAGCCCATCTACCGTTGCTGGTAGAAATGCTCAAGGAGAAGGTCAATCTTCTGAATAATATGTTATAATGGGAAGATCGTTATAATATTGTAATATTTATCAAAACGCAGTATATAATTGTATTAGTATGACTATTCAAAAAGCCCATTGGAATACTGAAGGCGATAACGTTCGCCTCTCAATGCCGTTCTCAAAAGTAGACAAAGAGAGACGTATCGTCTCTGGTTTTGCTACATTAGACAATGTTGACAAGCAGTCAGACATCGTTACATCAGAGGCATCTTACAAGGCATTCTCAAAGTTCCGTGGCAACATCCGTGAGATGCACCAGCCACTAGCAGTTGGTAAGATGATCTCATTCAAGGAAGATAAATACTTCGACCCAGAAACAAAGAAATTTTACAATGGCGTTTACGTTTCTGCATATGTTTCAAAGGGTGCTCAGGATACTTGGGAAAAGGTTTTAGATGGAACACTTTCTGGTTTTTCCATTGGCGGTAAGATGAACAAGTGGGACGATGGCTATGACGAGACCATGGATTCCAAGATCCGTATTATTAAGGATTATGACTTGGTTGAGCTTTCTCTTGTTGATACCCCTGCAAACCAGCTAGCAAACATTCTTTCAGTCGAAAAGGTTGGTGGAGTTGATGTCTTTAAAGGCGTTGGCATAGATGCTGAAATTGAAAATGTTTTCTGGGATGACGAAAACGGTATCGTAATGGTTTCTGAAAAAGAAGAAGAGCTAAGCCCAACTACTGGTTTACCAATGAAGAACATTGGCTTTGTAGAAAAGCTAGACTCTGAAAAGGTAGACATGATAAAGTTCTTAGTTGATAGTGCTAAAGGCATTGATACAATTAAGATAACAAAGGAGGTAAGTCCTATGACTGACGAAACAACAACAGTCACAGAAGCAACAGAAGAAGTCGTTGCTGATGTAGAGGTCGCTCCAGAGGTTGAAACTATTGAAGAAACTGTAGAAGAGGATGCTGAAGAGGCTACTGAAGAAGTAGACGAAAAGGCAGACTCAGTTGAGGTTACAGAAGACTCACTAGCGAAGTCAGATGAGGTTCTTGTTGATGCAGTTGCTGATATCAAGGATAGCCTCACCTCAGCCTTTAGCGATCTTGCTGATACTGTAAAGTCTCTATATGAGCACGTATCAGAACTAACTAAATCACTCGATTCTGTGAAAGCAGAAGTTGCAGATGCAAAGGGTGACTTTAATGAATTTGGAAAGAGAGTAGATGCTGTTGAAGCAGATACAGCTTTCCGCAAATCTGGCGATCTAGGCGAGATCGTTCAGGATATTCAATCAGAACAGATTGAAAAATCCCTATGGGGCGGACGTTTCCTCAAAACTGCCGATCTATAAATACAAAAAATCACTTAGGAGGTGACAATATGTCGGAAGAAATTATTAAAAACTATCCAGGTGCTGGTGCTAACGAAACTAATGGTGAAGGTGCATTCGCGTCTGGTGGAATTGGTGGTGTAAGTAACCCTGGTGCAGATACACTTGGTAACATCCCAACAGCCAACTTTGGTGTTACAACTGGTTCTAACGCCGTTAACCCTTCGGGCGATGCAGGCAGTGGAATCCTACGTCCAGAGCAAGCACGTCGTTTTATCGACTACGTTTGGGATGGAACAGTTCTCGCTAAAGATGGTCGTAGAGTTACAATGAGAGCCAACACAATGGAACTCGAAAAGATCAACGTGGGTGAGCGTGTCATTCGTGCCGCAAACCAGGCTGATGCCACATATACAAATGCAGGTGCTACATTCGCAAAGATTGAGCTTACAACAAAGAAGCTCCGTCTTGACTGGGAGGTTTCTGCAGAAGCACTCGAAGACAACATCGAGGGTGCTGCTCTAGAAGATCACCTAGTTCGTCTTATGACAAACGCATTTGCTAACGACCTTGAGGACCTTGCCATTAATGGTACAGGTACAGGAGGCAACAACTTCCTCAACATTATGGAAGGTTTTGTCCGCAAGGTTCGTTTTGGTGGAGACGCTCACGAGTACTCAGCAACAGTTACATCTGGTGCTTGGACTCCAGAGGTTCTTCAGGGTGTTATTTCAGCACTACCACGTAAGTACCGTGCTCTAAAGAACGGACTCAAGTTCTACGCAAGCACAGACACATTTGCTGACATTGTTAAGCAAAATGGTACTGCAGCAAACAACATCTGGACAGAGCAATACCGTAATGCATACCTTGCAGGTACTGACCAGATTATGGGAGAGGCTCGTACGACTCGTGTACTAGGAATTCCAGTAATGGAAGTTCCTTACTACCCAGACAACTACATCGATCTCACCTTCCCATCAAACCGTATCTGGGGCTTCCAGCGTGATATCACGGTCAACCGTGAATACGTTGCGAAGAAAGACACAATCGAGTACACAGTATTCGTTCGTTTCGGAATCCAGTTCGAAGAGGAAGATGCAATCGCATGGGTTGACAGCGACAGCCAAGACTCATCCTCATAGCATAAGCTATACATTAGAGGGGGCAGGGGTTTCGACTCCTGCCCTCTTTATTTATCTGATATAATTATCTTCAGGAGGTTTTCTTATGTCAACAGAAACAGATAACATTGCCATGCTTTCAGATGGCGAAGCTTTAATTTCATTAGAGCAAGCAGAATCATTTTCAACCGTAAAAGATAAAATCAAGGGTATGCCAGAAACAGACGAAGGCAATGTAATTGGATCATCAAGAACAACAGCTTCGGGTGGCAAAAAGAAAGCAGCAATTGGACCAGTAACTAATGGAGCTATTGGTACAACGAAAATAGATGTTAATAAAAAGACAAACCAAGAATCAAAGCCTGGAATTGAGGCAGATATGGTTGCAGTCTTTTCAACAAAAAATGTATTGTGGCAGGGTGTTGGATCAATTTCCAAAGGCTACAATATCTTTAGCAAGTCGGAAGCCGACCAATGGCTTACTCGTGGACATGTTAGACTTGCTACGCCACAAGAAGTGGCTCAGGAGTATGGATTATAATGCAAGTTTTAAGGCTGTCATCATATCAAGACATAGAGATTGAGTTTACAATTCCAGCAGGGTACGCTACAAATGAAACATTTACAGCTACTATTACGGATATGACAGACCTTTCTACTACAACACAGACTGTTACAGATAATACAGCATATGTGTGGACAATAGAACTTCCTGGTAAGTACGACACTGACTACCGCATAGTTATTACGGATGCTTCTGGAGACATCATTCACGACGATACATATGAAGTACGTAGACCATATGTAGACCCAAATACACTAGGTACAACAGCATCGGATATTGAGACTGCGACATCAAACGAGGAGCTTGCAAGGGCAATCATTGATTCGGCAATACCTCAAGGATTTTACTACAAAAAGGTAGTACTAGAAACTACAGGTTTGGGGGCAGACTACCTACCACTATGGATAGATGCAAAAAAGATTTTAAGTGTCTACGAGAACAATGTTCTTGTTTATGACTCTTCAAGCCCCTCTAGCTATGTAACTAATTTTGAAATTACAAAAGATAAGACTGCTATAACACAGACATATTCTGGTGAAGTAAACAGAAGAGAGTCAGCAGATCTTGTTCTTCCAGCTGGAGGTACTGATTATTTAGACCTAAACTATGTTGCTTTTGGCGTATTCCCAAAGACATATGACTACAAGATATACGTAGAGGCAGGATATACAAGTGTTCCATCAGACATTGTGAAGGCAACAAACCTATTGATCACAGACATATCATGTGGAAAGCTTGACTACTATAAGCGTTACGTTTCTGATTATAAGACAGATCAGTATAATCTAAAGTTTGACTCACGAGTATTTGAGGGGACAGGGAACATTATTGTAGACAAGATACTGTCTAAGTATCGTAAGTCTATTACAAGATTAGGGGTGCTGTAAAAATGCTTTGCGACACATGCCCTGATTTTTTATTCCCTCTGAAGGCTGACGTTTATTATGCCGTTAGTGATACTACCGCTTACGGAACAATCGCAAAAACCTGGGTACTTGATAAGACAGTAGTATGCAGTGTAGAGCCAGCATCAAAGCTAAATAAAGAAGACATGAAGGCTGTAAGGTCTGTATACGAACACACAGAGCTTTTATCTGGAAGAGTAAAGACAGACATTAGAAAGTCTGTACGTGAAATAGATAATGCTTTCTCAAACGTAATTGTTACAAACATTAGAGATGTTAATGATACTCCTATCTACGTCGAGACTTCTGGACCACGAGCTAACAAGTCAACAATCTATGAGATTGCAGCACAGACACCTTTCCTGAGTCCATTTGGAGACATTGAGCACTTTTCGATTGTATTCAGAAGATCTGAAAATCAGGGGGTAGATGTATAATGATAGGTATCCAGTTTAATGATAAGCAGTTCTTAAAGGACATTAATAACATCGTAAACTACACAATAGGTTTCGCAGATGGTGTAAAAAAGGGTAGAGACGTATTCCTAAATGCCCTAGGTGCAAAAGCCGTAGAAAGTGCAAAAGAATTCATAGACTCCTATGCAAGAGTAAATCCAGAAATGTTACACCATGTTTATGAGTGGCAAAGAACAGGTAGCCCAGACGCAAGACTCTTTGATATTTCATATCGACCATATGGAAACAGAGTCTTTATTTTTAACGAGTTTTCTCAATCACAGAGTATCAAACAGGGATCAAATGCTCCATTTACAAATAAGGCGTGGGTAATGGAAGATGGTCTAGCACTAACTATTAAGACAAAGAACGGAGAGAACCTAGTATTTGATGTAGACGGAGAGACAGTGTTTACACGAAACCCAGTAACGGTTCAGAACCCAGGTGGAGAAATGGTAGCTGGAGGATTCGAAAGAGCCTTTGATCTATTCTTTAATAAATATTTTTCACAATCATTCCTAAAGGCAAGTGGAATACTTGACTATCTAAATAAACCAATAGCGTACAAGACTAAGCTTAGGGCTGGGAAAACTGGTGGTAGACAAGTGGGTATTTCTACTGGTTATAAATGGGTTGTGGGAGCAGGAGGAAACTTTTAATGGCTATTTACTATCCACCAGTATTTATAAATAAATACATACAAGAAAAACTTGCACTAAAAGGTTATGGGGCTATACCGATTTTCCCAACATATCCAAATGACTTTAGCGTTGCTACAGATTTTGTTTTAGACGTATCTGTAAATAATTCTGTACAAAGATACTCGTTTGGTGGTCAGGTTGGCGTATACGACAGAATGATGAAGAAGCGTCGTATGGCGTTCCCACACATTAAGTGTGAACAAGCACTATACTACTTCTATGCAATTCAGGAGTCTGCGGTAATCAACATCCTTGAAATATCACAGGTAATTCAGGATCTTTTCGACGGTAGCGATGAGTCTGCACAAGAACTTAATAGCTGGATTAGAGATAAAGCTAGTGGTACAGTTACCATAGATGGTAAAGAATACAAAAAGGTCACATTTGATAACAAAGACTTCCTAATTCCATTCTTCCACTATACAAATGTATACCAGCTTGAAGAAACAAGAGATGCGATTACTACTAATAGTGTTAGAACTTATGCAGGAGTAAAACTGATTCTAGATTACGACTGGCATAAGTCTTAAAATAGACAAAACTGATGCTATAATTAATTGAGGAAACAGCCCCTTATTCTATAAGAAAAAGAGGTGAATAATATGGCATATACTCGTGGTACAAGTGCAAACATCATTATTGGTGCTGCCGCACTTTTCACATTCGAAGATGGCGAACTAACTGACGCTGATCTTCCGAGCCTTAACACAGGCACAAACGAAACAAAGTCACTCAAGGAAATCCTTTCCGACGATGTTGACTTCCGTAACGTTGGTTACACAATGAACGGTCTTGAACTCGTTTTCCAGCCAGATTTTGGTGAGGTACAGGTTGACCAGATTCTTGACGTTGCTAAGCTCTACAAGCAGGGTATGCAGGTTAACATGAACACTGCATTCGCTGAGGCTACTCTAGAGAACCTTCTCTTTGCTATTGCTGGTGAAGATGCAGACCTTACTCCAGCAAATGGAACAGGTAGTGCATGGGCACGACAGAAGACTCTAAACCTTGCTTCAGGTACACTCGGTGAGTGTCCAGTTGAGCGTGGTCTTGTTGCTGTTGGTCCAGGTACAGGTGACTGTGCTCCAACAGAGCAGATTGAGCGTATCTACGTTGCATACCGTGCTCTCTCAATTGAGAGTGTTACAGTATCAGCTAAGCGTGAAGAGGCTACAATGTTTGAGGTTTCATTCCGACTCCTTCCAAACGACTCTGGTTCATACGGTAAGATTGTTGACCGTGTAATCGAGAACACAGCTTCCTAATCTAAGCTATAACTTAATATAAGGACTGCTCAGCTTCGGCTGGGCAGTCTTTTTGTTATACTATATGTATGGCAACAAAAATTTACGAAACGACAAGTGTCGAATTACTGGACGGTACAGTGCTTTATATTACACCGCTTAAGCTAAAATACTATCGAGAGTTTATGGATATTATCTTAACTGCTACAAAGAATGGGCAAAGGCTAGACATAGACAACGGACTCATGGAAGCAGGCGTAGTGTGCATGAAGCAATACTATCCAGAAATAAAAACAAAGGATCAACTAGAAGATCTTGTTGACATCAAAACCATATATCAAATTATAAAATTTGGTGGCAATATAACTTTAGGTTCAAATGAAGAAGAGCCAGAACAGCCACAAGGCAATGCTCAAGATAGGAATAACTCTTGGGAAAATATTGATTTAGCAAAGATTGAGTCAGAGGTATTTTTGCTGGGTATCTATAAAGACTATGAAGATTTAGAAACATCGCTATCACTACAAGAGTTAATTTCCATAATCAATATGAGACGAGATCTTGACTATGAAGAGAAAAAGTTCTTGGCAAGTATCCAGGGCATTGATATAGAAGGTAAGAGTGGGAAGAAAGAGGTAGATCCTTGGGAAGCAATGAAGGCAAGAGTGTTTAGTGGTGGCAAAACAACTGATCCAAACGACATTACATCATTCCAGGGACCAAAAGCTGCAAAGGTTGGCTTTGGTGTAGGTATGGGTCTTGACTACGTAGATATGAGATAAAACAAAAACCCTTTTGTGATATAATTTAATAAGCCAAACAAGGAGGAAACAAATGGCAACAACCGTTTATGAAGTACAAGAATTACAGTTGATCGATGGAACAACAATTACTGTTCGACCACTAAAGATTTCACTACTACGTGACTTCTTAAAGAAGTTTGAATCAATTGCAGAAGTTTCTACAGATAACAACAAGTCAATGGATGTTTTAATGCAGTGTGTGCAGATTGCTATGAAGCAGTACAAGCCAGAGCTTGCTGAAGACATTAAGAATATTGAGGACAATATTGACCTACCGACAGTCTATGCGATTGTTGAGGCTGCATCTGGTATCAAGATGTCAGATATTGCAAATGCCACTGGTATTTAAAAAATAAAATAAGGAGTATGGATGAATGGCTGAAGATGTAAATGCTAGTATAGGCATAGATATTGATGCATCCCAAGCTATTGCTGCGATTCGTCAACTATCCGCAGAGATCTCAGCCTTTCACCAACTTCATTCTAAAAGAGGTGCTGCTGTCGCTAAAGACCTTGCAGCCCAAACTCAAAACTTAACTCACCTAATTAATCGTACTGGTTCTTATCGTGCGAGTATGACAAGTGTTGCATCTGCAACAGAGTCGTTTACAAACGCACTTGAAAAGAACAAGCTCACAATGGGTGAGACTATGCGTTACGCAATGGGGTCTGTAAGACCATTCTCAAAGATGTTTAAGTCTGAATGGGAAATGGTTTCAAAGGTTGCTCGTGAAAGAGTCAAGGACCTACAGACACAATACGTTCGTCTTGGTAGAGATGCCAATGGTGCTGTTCAGGCAATTAAGATTAGACCACTAACTCTTGACATGGATAATCTCCAGACTAAGACAATGCTTGCTGCTCAAAGAATGCAGGTATTGAACAAGCTTGTTCAGCATGGTTCTACACAGCTTCTAAACTGGGGTAAGAATACACAGTGGGCTGGTCGCCAGCTTATGGTTGGTTTTACTATTCCAATAACAATGCTTGGTGCTGCATCTGCAAAAACGTTCATGGACATGGAAAAGCAGATCATCAAGATTCAGCGTGTTTATGGTGACTTCTCTACAACTGTAGAAGAAACCAAGAATATGACAGACTCCTTGAAGGAGCTTTCCTTAGAGTTTACTAAGTGGGGTGTATCTGTAGACAAGACTCTTGGTCTAGCTGCAGACGCTGCTGCAACAGGTGCTATGGGGGCAGACCTTATTAACCAGGTCACAAACGCTACAAGACTTGCTGTTCTCGGTAACGTAGAGCAGGCACAAGCACTTGAGACAACAATGTCTGTTACAAACGCTTTTGGTATTGCGACTGAAGATCTTGCTAAAAAGATTGACTTCCTTAACGCAGTTGAAAACCAATCCGTAACAAGTATTGAAGACCTAACTACTGCTATTCCAATTGCTGCACCAGTTGTTAAACAACTCGGCGGTAGCGTAGAAGATCTAGCATTCTTTATGACCGCTATGAAAGAAGGTGGAATTGATGCTGGTGAAGGTGCTAACGCACTAAAGTCTGGTCTTGCGTCAATCATTAACCCAACCGAAAAAGCATCTCAGATGCTTGCCCAATACGGAATTAATATTAAAGATATTGTGGCATCAAACAAGGGTGACGTAAAGTCTATTGTTATTGATTTTGCTGAAGCACTTGATAAACTCGATCCACTAAATAGAGCACAAATGATTGAACAACTATTTGGTAAGTTCCAGTTCTCTCGTATCTCTACACTCTTCCAGAACGTTATTAAAGAGGGTACTCAGGCTCAGCGTGTTCTAGAGCTTTCGCAATCAAGTACAGAACAGCTAGCAGTTCTATCACAGCGAGAGCTTGCAAAGGTAGAAGAGTCTACAACATATAAGTTTGAAGCAGCGATGCAAAGATTCCAGGCATCTCTTGCTCCTGTTGGTGAAGAGTTCCTAAAAGCTGTTACACCACTTCTTGATTTTGGAACACAGCTACTTGAGCAGTTTAACAGCTGGGATCAGGGTGCGAAAACATTTGCAGTAGTTCTAACTGGCGTAATTGGCGGTATTGGTCCAGTGCTACTTATGACCATTGGTCTAATTGCTAACGGTGTTGCAAACCTTATCAAGCTATTTGGATTTATTGGTGGATCTATTTCTGGTGCTGCCAACAGCACAAATGTTCTGGGTATGCAAACAGGCTATATGACTCAGGATATGATTGAGGCTTCAGCAGCAGCAGCATCACTTGGTCAGACACACAGTAATCTAACACAGGTTTATACAAGCGAAGCATCAGCACTTGCAAAACTTGCTGGTGCATTAGGACAAGCAGCAGCAGCCCAAAGGCAGATGCAGGCTACAGCACCAGTTATTGGAAGAACTCCAGTAGCAAAGAAATACTCTAAAGGCACTATGTCTGTTCCAGGATATGCTTCTGGCGTAGTGTCAGTTCCAGGACCAAAGGGTAAGGGCGATGTTGTACCAGCAATGCTATCTCCAGGAGAGGCTGTAATCCCTGCTGAAATGGCAAAAAAGTATGGTCCACTAATTCAGGGAATGGTTGCAGATAATATTCCTGGATATCAGGATAGCAATGTTGATGTCTCTGGAGCTAGACCAAGAGTAGGTCAAGATACTGGAAGACAGAAGTCTCACTTACAACTTCCACTAGATATTGTTAATGATGTTCAAGCCTTAGAAGCAGTTTCGAAAAGATTTAAGAATATTGACCTTGTTCCGCCAGAAGTTTTGAAAAGATTAATGTTTACAGGATCTATTGTTGCCAACTTAGGATCAGAGCTAAATCAAGCACTAAAGGGTGGTGGTCAGGTAGATCCTGCAAAGTTTGAACTAGCATGGTCCTCAATAAAAGATAAACTCCTTGGAACTGCAGTGGCAGGAGGACTAGATGTAACTGATCCACAAGCAAGGCAAGCACTAAAAGAAATTGAAGTTGAGGTTGGAAAACGTGCAACTGTATTAGCCAGAGCAGCAGGAACTGGTGTAACGGATGCAATTCTCGCATCTGCTCTACAAGAGGTAAACAGAGAAGCCATTTCTGCTGGTGGCGAAAAAGCAAAGGTAGCTTCTCAAATAGAGTCTAGAAGATATGTTCTTGGAGACATAAGAAGTACCTACATAAAGAAAGAGCTACAGGCTGGTCTAGACGATGGAAGCTTTGTTCAAACTGGTCAACAAATCAAAGAAGCTAAAAGTGGCATTGTTGTAGGAGATAATAGACGCAGCTATTCTGGAAAAGACCCAGGACCTAA